TCTTAAGTTGTTAATAGAACCAGATGCTAATGAATTATTTGTTCCTTCTGGTCCTGCACTATTTTGATCAGCACCATCAGATAATGTTGTTAATGTAAATGAGTTACCAGGTGTTCCGGATGATGTTACAGAAGCTGCTGCCGGCGAATATGATCCTGCCAAGACACGTACAACAGTTAATGTATCAGCATACTTCAAGTATTCCTGAGCCATATAATTTGTTAAATACTTATATGAATTTTCGGATGCTCCTGATCCACTACTAAATGCTCCACCAAATGTCTGTACGAAATCTGAGTAACTCGTAATTGTTGTTGGTATTCCAGCTGGACCTTTTTGCGTAGGTCCGATAACCGCTGCTCCTATTGCGGCAACACCTGCGGGTAAAAACGACTGATCAACTTCATTCGTAAATACACCAGGTGATACAATTCTTTCTGCCATTATTTTGCTCCTTAATTAAAAATCTTCAATTTCATATAAATATCCATTAGTAACGCCAAACCTGCGTTAAGATGCGATAAATTCACCATTTTCAATATTAAGGGATCCAGCGCCATATTTCTCTGTCAAATCATTGATTACTTGCTGTTCTTTACCTTGCAATGTAATATATTCTTTTTCCAGGTTTAACTTTGCTGTTTCCAATTCTGATAATCTTTTTTGTGTTATCATTATTTCCATTTCAATCTGTCCAAATTGAAAGATTAAATCGGTACTTTGATTACGCAATTCTTCAATAGACTGCATTTCTTCTTGTCCTAACTTTTTGCTTTCTGCCATAACTAATTCCTTTATTTTTGTTCATATATAAATATACTGTTAAATGCCATAACCACCGTTTATTTTATATGTATGGTTATATTATGAGGAGCTTTTTCATTACCTCCGAAGTATGGATATAGATAATATTTTCTGTATATACCGGAGTATTTTCGATTTACTTTTACTTCAACGCCATCTATTCTCATGATATAAGAGTCTTCAGTAAAAGTAATTGAATAATGATATGAAGTATTTAACTCTATTGTAGTTATGTTACCAAAACTAAAATCTCCGTCTTCTCTTTTATACCATAGAATTTCAAGACTATCATTTAACCACCTCCAACCAAATCGTATTGAATTTTTTGTATGAGAGGTTCCATAGTCACTGACTCCATATAATTTATTTACATCATATTGATTAACCGAATCGTTAGAAATGTATTGTGCTGATTCATCAAATATAGCTTCGAAACTTATATAATTGCTTTTAGTTGTACAATATGCTGTATTAGAACGGTGTCGGCCTTCTTTTATTTTATAAATCCTATAACCTTGATCATCTATCTTTTTACATGATAAAATAAATACAACTAAAAATAAAAGACTAATGTTTTGTAAATTCACTTTTTTTCTTTTTATCCCAGCCAATCAACGGCCATTTCCATCCTATATTAACGGCATGAATATATTCACCTCTTCCCCAATATCCAGTACCCATTTCTGCACAGAAAGTAAAGAATCCTAATTGTTTAATTTTAATATGATATTGAGCATAGATCATACCCGGATTGAGCCTGATACCTAAAATGATACTAGCATTTGCATGTCCACCCATATCATAATAAGATCCTAGACCAAATTTTGCAGTCCATATATCTGGAAATGATCCTCCTATTGATATATCAATTAAACTGTAGTCGCCAACGTCTGATGTATAGCCTATGCATAACGATGTAAATGGCAAATTACTGATTTTCCAATCCTTAGTACTAAAAGCAGGAATAATTGGACTTCCTCCGGAAACACCGATACCGGCATTTGCTTCGACATATATTTGATTGTCCGGGCGGAATACTCTGGTTTGTCCGAGAAGGATTGTAGGGATTAATAGTAGTGCAATTAGTAGGTGTTTCATAGATAGGTCTTATTGTAAATGTTAATATAAAATATGTTGTAAATTACTTATAAATATGCTATTGGTTGTTATATCCACCCGGAGGCTCATCTTGTACATTAACATTAAATGTAGATGTTTCATTGCTAAATGTAATACGTTTAACTGAGTATTTTTTCTGTAAATTAGAAGCTTTTAATTCATAAGGCATGAGCAGTGTACCCTTAACTGTCAATGGTAATGTCGCTCTTACTAATCTATCTTCGCCAGTACTATTAACTGTCTCAAAAGAATAATCAGATATATGAGTCGGAAATTTCCAAGTAGTACCCCAAGCGAAACCATTTAATGGCATTATCTGTTCAATGATAGAATTTAATTGATCTGTATATTCAGTCCATATATACATGTCGTACGTCACATCAACAAATTCAGGTACGGGTGAAACATAATATTCTTGACTAGGTTTAACTCCTTGTAATACTGAAAATCTATCATATCGATTAGCTAACGTATGTTTATTGCGATATACATAATCATTACCATCTGGATTTTTGTTTACGCCTAATGTTCTCAACGAATCACGTTCAACCATTGAATTACGACGAATTGCCATGTATGGAGTCATCGCCTTTCCTTTTTCATCAAACATATAACCACGTGATTGGAATTGGGCCCATTTTTCGCCATTAGCATAAAATATAGGAACATCTATCAGCGATTCATTTTCATATACCTGAGGTTGCACAGTATCAGAAATATATGACATGATAGCAAAATCAATATCATATATAGTACATTTTGGAGTTTTGACGACATCATCATCTCGTCTAATCTGATTAACATTAGCAGGCTTGCTATTATTTGAAAATGAACTATATGTTTTATTTAATTCTGGTTTACTCATAAGTTCCTTGGTATATTATTTGGTTTATTAATACCACTACGCACTTCTTCAATATTTAATCTGTTTCTTCTTGTTACATGAGTTTCACATATTACAGATACGCTATATCCAAACTCATCACGTTCACCTAAATTAAATCCTAAATCCCGCGATGGATTTTTACCGGCAAAGAATTCAGATGCTGAAACACTATCCACTTCATGATATTCCCCATTATATTCGATAACATCACCTGTTTCAATTATAATATTTTTATCTTTGAGGTCATCACGTACAAATCCAAATGTAACTGGCCTTGTATAATCTATCCCAAAATCATCTGATTGCTGTGTTCTCGTCTCTCTTAATATAATAGAATTTATTTTCATTACTCCGTAATAAACTTTATTATCAGATTCGTCATATAAATTTGTCTTTGTGGATTCTAAATTTAATTTATAAAACCCAACCTCTGTGTCAATGTATTTATTAATCAATTCACGATTAACAGATCTGATCAAATTTGCATCTCTAGCTGAGCCGAATAAAGCCATAGTTATCCTATATAAATTTTCATTGGAATCTTATTGAATTGTGATAGCATTGCATCTGATTCCGCTTGTTTTCTTTCCAATTGTGCTTGTCTGGACATTGTATCAAGTATCTCTTTTAACTCCGTTATAAGACCCTCTTTTTCGGTTTGTGCCGCCGATATAAGGTCCGAACTGTTTAATGTTATTTCTGCATTAGGAATAGGTAATGATTGATATTTACCTCTAATATATCCTAACATCTCTTTTGCTAGAGCCAATGTATATCTTCGTACCCATTGACGACCTACTGAATTAACATTTTTATATACCACGTTTTCATATGGTGCATTTGAAAAATCTGAAACGGTGCCGGTTGCTCCTTTCAATGCATTACTACGATCTGATTTCAATATATAATCAAAATGTATTTTAGTAAATGCCGAACCATTTGGTATAGGTAATACTCGTAATCTATTATTTGACATTTGAAATGAATATGCAGATCTACGTATTGTATCATTAATTTCAATTGCTTGTAATCTTAATACATCTGCATATGCCGGCATCATCATAAATGATAATCCAGGAGAATAACTTCCGAATCCAAATGAATCTAACATTTGCTGAGTACCAATACCTGATCCCATAAATGGATCAAAAAACCTTGCTAATGCTGGAGGTGCTTCATGATATAATCTTTTTATTTCAATTGGATCTGTACCAGCAGTTCCTGACTCCAAACTTACAATCGAAGGATCGGCCATATCATATATTTGCTGTCCAGATGTCATTGCAATAGAACCAGTATAATATGTCACATTACCACCAGAACCTGCTTCTGTTCCATATTCCTCGGCTAATTCAATCAATCCGCCCATGGTAGCTGATACTTTCTGCCCAGTTAAATTTGAACCTGTAGCTGAACCATATAGGCTTAACATGTTATCACGAATATTAAATGTATTTACCTGAGCTCCGTATTCCGTAACCGCTTCTTCAAAACATGCGTATAAGTTTATAGCCTGTAATTCGATATCTGATAATGGATATCCTAAACGCTTCGCGCACCAATCAGCCATTTGATCGGCTTCAGTTTGGAATGTATAATCATTATCATAAAAACCAAATGGTGTATCACCGGGAAAAAAACTAGAAGATCCGGGCCATATAGGAATATTAACTGCCATGTATTACCTTTTTATATAAATATGAAAGATTGGATATAAACACAAACCTATATTCAGATTATTAAGTGGTATATGTCATAACAAAATTAACTAATTAAACTTTTCTAAAATCTACATCAATTTTATTATAATGCACAGAATAGTATCCATCGGCATCTAAAGTTACTGCTTCATGCATTCCGAGTTTAATAAGATCTTGAGCC